GGTGATGGAAGGCTCTGAATTATAATTAAGACCGGGATTTATGAGTCTAATCTCTTTCAAAGAACCCGTTACTTCACAATTGGCTATAGCCCCAATTCCAGATTCATCTGTTATTTGAATTACTGGAGGATTCATTACGTCATAGTCGGAACCCGGAGATATGACTGCGAAGGATTCTATCGGGCCATAAAAAACAGCATCCCGAGATTTGTAGTTTAGAATCTCAACTCCATTGTTTAAAATGCCGGTATTTCCAATAGGAGTTGGAACAACCTTTACGATCGGAACGGCCTCAGAAATTTTTCTAAAGAGCTTTTGGTGATTTAGGGTTTTACCAGAAAACTCATTGTATGATAACGTATTATTTGTTACAGTACCCTGAACATTAACGAAAATTCCTGCTTTCAGGTTGGTCCTACTTGTTGCGAGGGATAAAGAATCTTTTGAGATCTTTTTGACGTAATAAATTCCCTTTGCAATACCGAGATTGCTCGTTGTGTAATCATAAACTACTACATCGCCACTATAGAAACCGTGATCTGTATAGTTTATTACTGTGCCATCGAAAGAACCATTTAAAATTATCCCTCTGGAATCTACCAGCAGTGGGGACTGAGAATAACTGGGAAGAGACGGCGCCGAAACATAATAATTTTCAGTAGAATCAACATATACGTTTTGAACATTTGCTGAATAATTACTAATATCTTGAAAATTTATAGCCGATGCCCCTTTTAATTGATTTTCAATATAATCAATATTTGAGAATATAAGTTGCCCCTGTCCTTGAACTATAAAGGTATTAAAGTTTATCTTTGAATAGATTGTTGTTTGAATAACTGATCCATTTTTATAATATATTCCAATAACATCTCCAGCATTAAGAAAGTTATCGTCAATTGTTTTAAATTCATACTGGCTTGTGGCTGAATCTAATAGTCTTATTGATTCTAGATTGTAACAATTTGGAATATTGTATAGCCAATTTTTTGAGCGAATATTTCTGCTTAATTTTCCCAAAGATTTTGGCCGAATAGTGTCGCCAACATTCAGGTGATAAGCACTTGTGGTTTCTTTAAATTCTCCAATAACACCTGTTACGCGAACACTAACAACATCTTCAGTATTTTGGCCGCTATAACCATATGCAAAGGCATTTACTGCAACTGTATCTCCAGAATTAAGAATAAGAGAAACACCAGAACAACCAAAAAATTGAGTTGTAGATTTTGAAGTATAGGTTATAACCGAATTGTCGCCTAAAAGTAGAGAGCCGCTTTGCGGAAATCCCACAGTTGAATCAACATCCAGGGTTTTAGCCCCAATAGGTGCCGAGCTTGTTAGTTGAGTTTTGGGATGAATTGAAAATTCTCCAAACTCGCTCACATTATTGTTAAAATCATAATCCAGGCTAATAATATAGTAAGTTCGGTCTCCGCGAATTATTTTTTCTACTTTACTAATTGCCCCAGTGGCCTTTGGGTAATTTTCAGTCTTATCTTGAAATAATGTTCTATTTTCTAGTAGTGATGGATCTCCAAAAATTGGTTCAACAACTAAATCTCTGGTTACTCTATATTCTGCATCAGATGGTGTGAAAAGATATTCTCTCGGCTTTACTACTTGTACGGGTTCTCCATAAAGAGCCCCGAAGAGAATTTCAAAGGCTCTATCGGTTCCTTTTGTTGAATAAAAATCTCTGGATTTTTGAATAAATGTGGTCTGGTTTAAATTATCGGTAAATTCTCTACCTTCAAATCCAGGAATCAATTGTTTCTTTAGCTTAACCAGAAACCTATTAAGAAAAAGAACACTAAGATTTTCTACTACAGTATTTTCTAAATGACCGGAAGACTCAGATGTTGAAAATTCTAGATCATAATTTGATGTACCACAAAATCCCCTGATGCAATCATTGAAAGTCGTATCAGTTTTTGATGTGTAGGTAATAATTTCAGAATCAATCTTTAATAGTCCATAAGAATCTGGAAATCCTCTGGTTGATGTTACTGAAATATCGGTATCGGTAAATGAAATATCTTCAGATAAAATTGTAGATTGTGTATTGTTTGTTAAATTTTCTAATTTGATATATTGATCAATATTGGCAATTAAATCAAAGGGTCCTCCTGCATATTCACCGGAAATAAAATATTGGCGTATAAATTCCACCAACAGTGGCGATTCTTCTCTTAGAAAAGATGGAATTTGGCTTTCAACGATAGAGCTTATTTTAACTTTCATTTTTATCGTGTATTATTTCCGTTTAGATAACTTGAAGAAGAAATATAACTGGAGCCGGATATATCACCGCCTGATGATATATCATCAGAAACCATATTAACCGTAGAATAATTTAGGTCCATTTGAAGATAAAGATCCTGTAGACCTATAACATCGTTTGATTTTGGAATTACTGAAATTTCAATGATATTATTCTTAACTGTTGATAAAATATTTATTGAACTTATTTTAATCTCTCCTAAAACATAATCAATGGTCCCGACATTATTGCGGATAACTGAAGGTGCATCTTTATTCGTGAATAGAAATAAAGAGCCGGTGGTCTCATTAAGGGGTTTGTCTGATAGGTAAACTGTATCAGAAATGCCACTAACGGTGAATCCTGACGACTTTATGTTATAACCATTGATATTTTTAATATGAAATGAATTCCCAAAGCATGTTTCATAATTTGCAAAGGTATTTAACACTACTCTCACATCTCTTCTTAACTGAATTTTTGTTATATTAGATGTTATAGCGGCATGACTATCATCAATTAATTTTTGAAATCTGCTATACTTAAATCTGGCACCGAAACTGTTCAAATCATAAGATTTTGAATAACTCTGTAGGTTGTTTAATACTACGCTCTGAACAAACTCGGGCGATGGAGCAAGATTTGGATTATAATATACTTCGCTGAACACTTCAAGAAAAAGATATTTTAAATCAATAATCTCTGGAACTATTCCACTTACCGCATAACGTTTTAACTTATTTTTAAGATTATCTTTAATGCTATTTGGCACAAAATTGCCATAAAACGGCTTGATTGTGATAAAAACTTTACCATATTGAGGTGGAGATAAAGTTTCACCGCCATATGCAGCAACGCTTTCAGCTTCTGGATATATTCTTGGAATTATTGATTCATAATCTTCTGGAGTTACACATCTCCCCTGAGCAGCATAGTTTTTGGGGGCCAGATTCTTGATTGAATTTATTGATTCAATTTCTTTACCGCCACTGGAAGCAATATTTGTTGTGACTACAGACACCCCAGATGTTACAGAATTGTTGTTATTGTCTACAAGTCGCCCAATAAACGAAAAAGAAGATACACCATTAGCAGTAGATTCATTAGTAGTAACATAAGAGACTTCAATATAATTTTGATTACTTAAGCTAGCTCCAAAGATTTCGTCTCCGAAAATGAGTTCATATCTTTGATCCTCAATTTCACGGATAAAGAATATTTTTGAGGTTGAATTTACGTTAAAAAGATTATCCGCAAATGTGAATTTATTTGATGTTGATACATTAGCACTATCTCTTACGGTCACTCTAATGGTTGAAGTATCAATTTTCGGATTATCTAAAATAAATTTTTGATTTGGATTCAAAGAATCTACAGTGAAAGTATCAATTACGAATGAGCCTTCAATAATCTCAATTGAATCAAAAAGAGCAATATTATTTACAACCGGCACGGTTATGTCGTTGGCAATAGAAAAGGTATAAGATTCATTTCCAAATGCCAGAGAAGAGCAGACAAGGCCCTTCTTTAGAGTTAATGAAATTGGGCTGCTAGAAAAAGATGAAGTATCAACGAAAAAAGAAATATTAGCCCGTGCTGCAGTAGAACTCCTCGGCAAGTAGCCGATTTCTCTGGCAGCGGAAACGACATTTTCTCTTAAAGTTGCACTATCAAGAAATGCTTCATTGGAAAGCATATTTCCAATGAAGGCATTTGTGTAGGTATTATATGCAAGAACGTCTATAATTGCCGATAGATTTGAGCCTTCAAAATCATAATCGGTAAAGTTTGAATTAGACCTTAGATACTCTTTTAGAGCTATCCTAATTTGGTCATAATCTAATGTGGTGAAATTGACTATGGGTGATGTAGCCATTAACGTGTTGGTTGAAGAGCAAAGGTTAATTGTTGGGGCTGGGCATCAATTCCGATAATATCATATCTTATGACAACATCGTAGGCATTTTCATCATAATTAGGATTTACGTCAACAGATGATAATGATACTCTAGGCTCATAGTTTCTTATCGTATTATCAATTTCACTTTGAATATTAGAAGCAGTGGATTCGGTTAGGTTTTCAAATAGGCTTCTAGAAACACTACACCCAAGATTACTTTGAAAAAATCTCTCACCTTGCAGAGTATAGACTAGATTACGAATAGAGCGAGATATTGCTGTTTCATTTTTTATGACAATTAGATCAAACGTTAAAGGGCTAACCTTAAAGGAAGAAGAAATGTCTTTGAAAGATTGTCTTTTTCGCTCTACTGCCATTATTATAAAGTAATCATTATATCTATTTATTAGCCCAATAAAACTTTTTCTTTATCTTTAGTTTCACTGCGTTCAAATAACTCTGTTTCTTCTTCTAGAGAAGATTCCATGAACTCTTCACTATCTACTTCTCGGATTAATTTTGGTTGTTCCATTGTATTATCAATTGACTGAACCTATTTAGCTAAATAATGTTACATTGATAAACTAAAATGGAAAGCGTAGATTTTAAGGGTTTGTATGAATCTTATAGAAGTGTTTATACTGAAGAAGTAGAGGAGCTTGATGAGATGAAAGAGGGCTATACCGATCCAAAATTCAATAGAAAAGAATATTTAGCCAAACTCTCAAAACGGGGTGGCATGGGGATGGGCACGAAAGAAGATCCTCATGGTTATAGAGACCCTAAAATGGCTAAAGTTGGTGCAGAATTTGTAAAAAGGACAACTGCACGATCCAAGTCAAAAAAGTCTGGAGAGCCCGATGAATATAAAACTGAAAAGGAATCACAATCAAAACTGAGATCTACCAATGAATCCACCGATCTATATGATCTAGTTCTAGAATATCTTCTTGATGAAGGTCTTTGCGAATCCGTTGAAAATGCTGAGATTATGATGGCCCACATGAGCGAGAGTTGGGTTGATGCTATTGTTGAAGAAAAGAAAAGTGATTTAGATGAAGAATTAACTGGGGAGAGAAGAAGAAGAGCTGTTAAGAAAAACTCTGAATTGCGGCGTTCTGGGGAGTCTTTTGGATCCAATACCAGGTCTACCTTACTTAACTTAATGAGGGGTAGTGAAGACCAGACAAGTTTTGGTAAAGGGAATAAAGCAAACCGCAGGCGCGGTTATAATGTTCGCGACACTTCTAATGCTCCATATCAAGATGAGTGGAGAAGTAGTCACAATAAAAATCGTGGGGTAAAAAATAAAAAATCTGGAAACTACAATTAATAAAACATTTTTTAAACTACATTAAAAAGCCCCCAAATCGGGGGCTTTTTGTTGTCAACCTTGACCTCGATAACGCTTTCGGGCCTTATTTGAGCTAGTAGAAGCATATTTTGTATGCTTTCCATCACCCTGTCTGGACTTCTTTGGTCTAGATTGAATGTCGCTTGAACTCTTTGTCTTTGCTGCCATGGTTTTTTCTCCTAAACGTAATTAAAATCTACTTTGTCTTCGTCAATTTCGCCTTTATAGGCTTTTTCGGCTAATTCAACTAGTATAACAAGAGATTCCTCCTCTGTTACTTGTTTGTGAATTATCTTACCGTCGTATAGAATGTTAATCATTTTTAAATTGCGAAAGTTTTTTCGTGGCCAACTCTAATTCGTGGATCTACCCACACCGGAATCCCTTTTTCTTTTGCAGTCAAGCAGAAGCCAACATCTTCACCGCAATAATCAACAATCTCACCATTATTAAAGGTCTGGAGCAATGGCGGCCACCAAGGGTATTCCATACTCTCAAATACACCTTTTTGAACCATCAGCCAGCCCCCACCAACATAATCACAAGTAAATGGCTTCTTGCGTGCTAGCATCGTTTCAATCTTTTCCATATTCATCATTCCTTTATTCTTGACAAATTCATCAGATTCTAACCAAAATGCACATGCGGTATGTTCGCGGTCTTCGGTTGAATACCAACCGGATGCAATAGCCCTAGTCTTAGATTGATCAATATGTTGATGTAATCCTAGTAGTTTACCTTCATCATCTCGCACCTCATCATATGTAACCGCCTCATCTGGTAGAGCAAGATCACATAACTGCCAAAAATTCTCTGGAGTGAATGCAATATCGCTATCAATCCACATTTGATAATCATATTCTATTTGGCCCTGCCAGGGAACCTGATGTGGACCAGCGAGTACATTAGCCCCGAGAACCTTACAACGGGCAAAATTTACCATACTGCTATAATCTTGTTGAATATGCAATTGCATATTATTCTGGGCAATTTGAAAACACAACTGCACGAAATTTTTTAGAAAGTTATAAGAGCAACCTCTTCCAGGTAGACATAAAACTATAGATTTACCCTGCATCTTTTGCTTGATTTTATTATAATCCCATTCAGGCTCAGCAACTGTTGGTTGCCTCTCCTTAATTTGAAACCCCTTTGCCATATTGTTTGCTTTTGCAATAATGCGTCCTATATAGGTGCTCTTCAAACATAAATAATTTGAAGAACGTAGAGTAAATGAATGTCTATTGATACTGCCGAACTGAAGAAGCTCATTGCAAAGAAGTCCGCTAAATTGAGTAAACCACCAGCTCACGGAAAGACAAATAGAACCCAAACAGATGAGGCTGAAAGAGAATTTAAGAGTGAACGTGATAAGTTAATGAAAGAATACAAAGAAATCGTTGCAGATATTTTATTCAATGAGGGTTTTGTTGATTCTCAGGAATCTTTGAATGTGATTCTTAATGTTATGAGCGAGAGTTTTATTGAAAACTTAGCCAGGAATTCTAAATGAAAACTTTTGATGAATTTATCAATGAAGCTAAGCACGGAGCGAGTAGTTCAAGAGAAAGAAGGCAACAAAGGGGTGAAAATCTTTCAAAAATTCTAAAGAGAAGAATGGGGACTAGGGCCAAAATCCGGGGTGGAAGTGATGAACATATTCACACAACTTCTGATCCAGATGATGTCTCAATAGAGATTAGAAAATATAAAAATCCCGCGCATTATGCGGCAGGAGAAACTCCAAAAGTCAATACTATTAATGGTAAAAACGTAGTCGTTAAAAATTCGGAAAGAGCATTTAGGGCAAATCAACTAAGAAAGCAAGTAACCAAGAATCGTAGAAACCCAAAGGGCGCAGTATTTACCACTGATATTGTTCCAAATTTAGAAAGAGGTCACGGGGATTTTGAGAATATCAAAAAGAGAACTCAAAATCTCAAAAAGGCTGTTGAAAATGTTCCAAGAGAAATTAAAAAGGCCGGGGCAAAGTCTGGTGATGTTGTTATTGGAAAACCCGGTCAAACTCAAAGTGGTGGTCCAGAAAAAGCCGGAAGAAATTCCAGAGCTAAGTTATATAAAAAGCTACTTCCCAATGCCAGTAAAATGAGCCCCGTTACAAATCGTATGATGGGTAAAGTAGAATGAAAACATTTGAAGAATTTTTGTTTGAGGCAAATCAACCAAACCCGATGCACTAAAAACTATCAGCAAAAACTGGGAAAGAAGACCAAATTATAAAGGCGTCAACGTATATGCAACTCAAAATAAAGATCATATAAGAGTTCACGACTTATTTGTGCCGTCTCATTTGAGGAGTAAAGGTGTTGGCGGTAGAGTTATGAAAGGAGTCACAAAATTAGCAGATAAACAGGGCTCTAAAGTATCTTTAAATCAGGCCCCAGCTCCAGGTTATAAGAAAAAGTTGGACACATTTTATAAAAATTTTGGGTTCAAGCCCAATAAAGGAAGAAACAAAGACTTTACCACAAGAGATACACATATCAGGCAACCAAAAGATAAATAAAATAAAAAAGATGCAACCAAACAAGACATTTGAAGAATTTCTTTCTGAGGCCATTGCAGCCACTAGAGCTACAACTAGAGGCAGAAAAATTACAGGTGCAGCACAGAAAATAACTGCTCAAAACGACCGCAGGGAAGAGGCCCGAGCCCGTCAGCGTGAAAGAGAGGCTCAACGGCAGAGAGATATTGAATATGCTCAAGAGCGAAGAGCTAATCCAGAACTTATTAAAAAGGAAGCACGAAAAAGAACCCTTCCCAGTAGAATGGAAAGAGCCGCACAAAAGTTGGGACTATGAAATCTTTTAATCAGTTTATAAACGAGGCACCTAAAAAATTACGTTTTACTAGGCTGTATCACGGAACGTCTCCAGAATCTGCTGAGAAAATTAAAAAGCATGGATTTAAGTCACCAGAGGTTTATGCTTCAACATCAAGAGGAATTGCATCGGGATTTGGGGCAAGATATAGCGAAAAGCCGAAGACTTTAGAACTCTTGGTTCCAACTAAAAGTATTAAGCCGAATGTTCCGGCAAAAGCCGTTAAAACTGATGGACAGAGAGGAACTGATATTTGGGGAAAAGATCACTTTTCAGTTGCAATGGATAGAGATTATGCCACAAAGAAAAGAGTGAAAGATTCATCTGGGATTGTTAGGGCGCCCAAAACGGAAAAGGAATTTCATCATTTATTGCCAAAGGCTTTTCAGAGGAAAACCAAAACTCAACCAAAACGAAAATAGTATAAATTAAGACCGGGATAAATAGACTTAGTAAGTAATTTGTGAAATGGACATTAGAGAACTTTCTAATTTGTATGAATCTTATGCGTCCATTTACGAGATGAAATCTACTGGTAATCTAGGGTGTCAAGATAAAGAAACTGATATGCGTGAGCACGTCTTAGATTATCTTGTAAATGAAGGCTACGTTGATTCTTATGAGTCGGCTGAATGTGTTTTAGAGGCTATGAGTGATGAATGGTTGGAAAGTATTGTCGAGGCAAAGAAAGATGAAGTTAAGCGTCCGGTAGAATAAAAAATCGCGGATATTGGTGCTAATAAAAAGGAATACAATATAAAAACTTCTAAAGACTAAATTGTAAAAGACTGCAATATTAACAATAAGGCGAAATAACCTGAATATTACTAAAATTACGGTTCTTTATGCCATGGTTTTTATATCTATCTTCCGCCGAACCATAACGTTTAAATGCCTCTAAAGGACTTTCTCCGTTTTCAATATCAACAGAATGTCCTGTAGTTCCACCTTTCCATGAACCTTTCTCGTAGCCAACTTCTTTATTGAAATCTATATCAAGACTACGATAAATTTCAGGTTTTATGAAGTATTTCAGCCATTTAAACCAACCGGTTCCGTGTTCATATTGCCGCTCCTCAATATAACAAGTTGCAATAATTTCTTCGCCGTCAAAATCATTGAACTTAAATTTTATCTTGGGGACAGCTTCTTGTGCCCATCCGACAAACTTTAAATAATTTGGCCGCAATAATTCAGGATTTAGCGAACAATACAAGTTCCATGTTGGAGTCATAAAAGAATGGTGAGCCAGACGTTTAATTTTCCATGGAATTTCAAATAATTTGGTATGGTCTGAGTTTTTCTTATCGGTGCTAGACCAACAACCGGGTTGAATGCCATAATGAACGTGAACGTATTCATCTTGTATATGAAATCCATATTGATATTGAATGTATTCCCAATATCCTTTGTTTTCTGAAGTGCTCCAGGCGTATTGTGATGTGTCTACCCATTCTTTTTTGGGTTTAAAGAATTCTGGAATCTGCCACCACCAAGAGCGCGATCCAAGTCTGATATTCAATTGACAATATCTTGTGGCATTCTCTCCGGTCTCGTAGTATTCGTCTGGATTGGATACCGTAAATGAATATCCAATATAGTTCTTATCGTCAGAGTAATTTGTTAGTTTAAACATGTGTTTTATTATCTGGTGTGAGTTTACTCGGGCTGCCTGGCAGTGCGATGGTTCCAGGCCGCATCTATCGCTTCAAGTTGCTTCTTCCCTTCAAGGTCGAGAAAGAAATTGATACCATCCCATGGTTCCTTAGTTGGTGTCTTCCGTGGGCCATACCCCCCAGCAAGCACGACAAAAAATGCTGTCCATAGAATCGTTTTGTCCGCCATATGCGAGGTCGTTTGAGCCACAAAAGGGGCAGGGTAGCAATTCAGACATAATATTTTGAGGGTTATTGGAGTCTTATTTAGCGGCGAGGGGCGCCCGCCCACATGGTTCCCGCTTCATAGCCACCGTCTGAAGATAACACTTCCACATTCTGAGGTAGAGGAATGGCATCGTGGGGGAGCCAGTGGGTTTGGAAAAATACTCCACCCTGATCATTTTTAATGGAAGATAAACCAAACACCCAGGATGGTGAAGCCGTAGCCGCAAGGGGTTGCATCAACCACCAGCAGCGTCCCTCATTATCACAATCCTCTCTTCCTGGCATCCGCTCGGATACCGATACCGGCGCTACGGTGCTTGATGGGCTATGCTTTCCGATTTCGTGTCGTTTGATCACCGACCTTATATTTTCCAGTAGTTCTTCACATTTTTCAAGACCTGCTTCAAGGTGACCACATTGTTCGGCAAAATAATTATGAGCATTGCTGGGACCGCAATCAACAGGGGACTTCCCCTCAACTACATCTGTCAAGGTGGCCTCAGCTTTAATCAGTATATCAATCAGTTCTTCTTCAACTCGCGGCTCAGCTTCCAGCGCAGCGGCAGCGCGAGTCATTAGAACGTGGTCAGCGTTGCCACGGATAGTTCCGCCATCACTGTAAAGATCGTCAGCCTGTTGCCAGGCCACTAGCTCATCGACAAGCTCAGCACACAAGGCGCGAAAGTTGGTGGTCATAAAGTTTCAGGTTTGTATGTGTGTAGCATATCACAAAACCCCTCGTCGTCAAGGCGGGTTGTGTCGGTTCTTAAAGTGTCTCTTCGTCTTTGATTTCTTGAATAACTTCTCTTATTAATCTTTTAATTCTTCTATCTTCTAGTATTCTATCAAGTTTTCTTTTTTGCTCTTTAAATTTTCGGTTTCCTTCTCTGATTTTTTCAGTCTCTTCTCTGATTTTTTCAGTCTCTTCTCTGATTTTTATGTTTTCCTGTCTTATCCTTTCGGTATCTTGTCTGAGGGGTTCTAGCCAGTCAATCATAATGTTTTGTGTCAATGCGGGTTGTGTCGGTTCTTAAAGTGTCTTATATTTTTTACTTAAGTCAAAAATTTTCCCAGTAGGAGGACCCGGTGTTTCAACTTGGGCTTCCAAAATTGCCATTCCAATCAGTTCATAGAGTTTTTGTTTACCAATAGATGAAACAGTTGCGGGTTCCAAAGGAAGTTCCAATACAATCTTCATTACTGGTTGAAAACTAACAGCATCAATTATAAGTTTTTTTTCTTTGATGGAATTCTTGATTTTTTGATAAAATTGTTCTTCGGTCATAATGTTGGAGTGGGTTTCTTATTTGGATGGGTCAAGAGGCGTTTTTAATTTTGAAAATACCTCTAAAATATGGGGAATACCTTCAGGTTTTATGAGTTCAGTTGTTGAATGACTTGAATATCTCCACCCATTATCTTTTGCATATTTAAGTTGCTGTTGTTCTATATCAAAACATTCACCCAATGTAGATTTATAAATATTTACTATTGAAATTAGATGCTTTTTTAGTCTTTCTTGTGGACTTCGTACTGTTATACCTAATTTAAAATGAGTTCCTTCATCATCAATATAACGAACCAGATATAAAAAGCAAGGAAGTTCCCTTTGCTCTTCTCTGGGCAATCTGCCATATCCACCGAAACCAACCCAACCTTCATCAAGTTTCTTCTTCCAAGAATTTCTGATTTTCTTTGCCTTTTCGGGTGAGCAAGGAACTCTTGCCGCTGGATTTGGTTTTCCTTTTTGGGGGGATGAATAAGCACCTTTCATTCCTTTATTCCAAGGAATTTGCGCCCCCTTTAATCCCTTATTCCAAGGTTCTTTCCCCCTTTGCCATTCGGACCAGTTTCTTGTAATACCACATTTTTGTAAATGTTTATATACAGTTGGTTTGGGGATATTAAGTTGTCTTGCAATTTCGTGGGATGATAATCCAGAAATATACATTTCTTCCCAAATTTTTCTATCTTCGTCTGTATATTTTGAGTTAATTTTTGCCGCTCACGGTTATTTCTATTTATGTAAAAGGAACTCTTCGGAGTTCCTTTTACTATACCATTATTCCAGTTTCAAATCAACCAATATCTGGAGACTTTAAAGCGACTTCATAAGAAGAAGATTTAGCAAGATCCAATGGAAATTGATGTGAATTTTTTTCGTGAACGGTTTCAATTCCCAAATTGGCCCGATTTAATACATCGGCCCAGGATGGAATGGTTCTTCCTTGATTATCCTGAATGCTATGGACAAAGTTAAATCCATTGACATTGAAGGAGAAACACATAACGCCAACGGAGGCAAGCCAGATTCCTACAACAGGCCAGGCTGCCAATAGAAAGTGCAAAGAGCGAGAGTTATTAAATGAGGCGTATTGCCAGAATAGCCTACCGAAATACGCATGAGCATTTACAATTGAATAAGTCTCTTCATTCTGGCCAAATTTGTAACCATAATTTTGAGACTCAGTTTCAGAGGTTTCACGAATAATAGAACTTGTGACCAATGAACCGTGTTGTGCTGCAAAAAGAGCACCACCAAAAACTCCAGCAACCCCAGCCATGTGGAATGGTGAAAATAGTACATTATGCTCAGACTGTAGCACCATCATAAAATTAAACGTACCACTGATTCCAAGAGGAAGTGCATCACTCCAAGAACCCTGCCCAAAAGGATAGATGAACAATACTGAAGTTGCGGCAATTGCAGGAGCAGAATAAGCAACTGCAATCCACGGCCTCATACCCAGTCGAAATGATAGTTCCCATTCGCGTCCAAGGTAAGTCCAAATACCAATAAGAAAATGGAATACAATAAGTTGCCAACTTCCTCCATTGTATAACCATTCTTCAATACTTGAGGCTTCCCAAATTGGGTAAAAATGAAGACCGATAGCATTTGATGTGGGCAAAACTGCAGCGGAAATAATATTATTTCCATACATAAGTGAACCGGCAATTGGTTCTCTTACCCCATCTAAATCTACTGGCGGATTTGCAATAAATGCAACAATAAAACAAATAGTAGCAGCGAGCAATGTTGGAATCATAAGAACTCCAAACCATCCCACATATAAACGATTGTTCGTTGAAGTAACCCAGGAACAAAATTGCTCCCAGAGATTACTCTCCGAACGTGTAGCAATTGTAGCAGTCATATTTGAAAAAAGGGTAGAAAAAGTTCGTAGGGACGAATGTGATTATTATTTCTTCTCTCCCCCAGAGAAGATATGAGAGACGTATTTGATGTGCAAAGTCTCGGTAAGCACGGGAGCAAGTTAGGAATCCCTGGCCTGCTTGTGTATGTATGGTAACACTTTTTGTGGATTAGTCAAGGGGTGTTGTGTCAGTTGAGGGAGTGTCCAGGTTATCAAACATAGGAAAGAAAACTAGTTGCTGGCCCCGATTTTCTAGAATATGCCTCCCAATTAATTCACATGATGCTGCTACTACGGCAGAGGTGACAGGTAGTGTTAAAGAAGACCAACAACTATTGGCTGGGTTATAGCCGTAAGATGATTGCAATAGTGCATCATACTGGTCATTAACATTATTAATCGGTGAAGGGTTTACATTTGAACATGGATAATCAACAAAGACAGCATCTGCTACCTCTTTTGCATTATTTTCTGCTTCTTGTCTAGTATTCCAAGAAACACTTTCAGCGGCTTTTCTAGAATTTAGCCAGGTTAAAAGTTTGGCTGCGCTCAAGTTATTTGTTCCAATAGCATCATCTAAGGCTGCATCTGCAGCAGAAAGCATTCTACGGCGCTCGGAAAAATTATTGAACCGTATTTCTACTTCATCCCATTGTTTTTCCGTAAGAGTATCAATATATTTCCAAAAGTCAATAACAGATTGATAGTTTGGTCCAAGATAATATTGAGGATACCACAATATTTTGGGATCATTTATTTTTTCGCTAAATTTACTATGAGTATTAGAAAACGGATAATGTTGTAGTAAATAAGAAGGTAGTTTTAAGTCGTTCATAATTTTCCTTGTGTTAAATGTTTATTTTGTGTCAGTTGAGGGAGTGTCCTGGACATTTTCTTTTACATATAAACCATATCTAAACAAATAACGTGAAACCTCTTTCAAAATACTATTGTCGTCGTTCTCTATTTTCCTATAAATTAATTCAGTGAAAAATGATCTCTCAATATTAGAACCCGACATTCTTGCGAGGACAGTGCGTATAAACTCTAGCAAATATTCTCGGTCATTAATACCATCTAGGCATCTACAGAAAGTTTCATAGGTAAATAAATTACTAAGAGATTTTAAAGGAAAGTCGTCTAGGTTTAATAAAGGTTCCATAAATTTAATCATATTGGATAGAGTTTATTGGTGGGACACTCCCACCAAATTTTGGAATACTATCATAAAACATAAACCAATTATGGTCGTGATAGATATTTGTATCCATAACACACAATTCAACTTTTGATGTATTATAACGTTCGGCAAAAGAATGAAATTCTTTGAAGTTATAAGTTCTATCGGTAGAAATAATTTCATTAGTAATAATGTTTCTACTTTTTGGTAGATTATTATCTAAAGAATTTAAATGGGTCTCAATATATTTAAATTCTTCCATAATCAAAGAATTATCGTAAGGAGTTTCCACTTTTACTCTATAAATGGGAGTAAAATTAATTTTTTTCAAAAGCACTCCAATATAATTAATTGCAGATTCTTGTGAATAAAAAAAGTCTGTATAGGAAGTCATCCAATCCAATTGAACTGCGTAACCGCTTGGGGCAAGTGCTTCAATTCCAATGATAGGAATATCATTCTTTGATAGTTCCTGGATTGAAGATTCATACGCGGTAATATGAAATTCATAAAGTCTTTCTTGTGTAATATTCATCTGTTTACGATTTACTCTTTTGGTACAAACACAAATCCTTTTCCTTCGCGATCTGCGGCTACTACCAGCTCAAGGGTATCAATTGCGGCTCTAATTACCTCCTCTTTCGGTACTTTCATGCTTGCTGATAGCTCTTCTATGCGATCAACAAAATCGCTACTGGCATTAAATTGAATCCGTTTTATTGTCATAGCTTAAACATATCGGGAAACTCTTCTGGCTTCAACTCTACTACATTGCAACTGGAAACGCCTTCATGTTCCCCTAAACCAAAACCATCAGCTATATGGTCGTACAGGTGAACGCCAAAATAATCACTAAAAGTATTCGGCCCGCATAATTCATCATTTGTGTGTTCTTTTGCAATAAACCCAACATAAAAAGTAACCTTATAACATCTCATATCTTTACGAGATGTTATATGGGTTTCAATGTCTGTTTGAAGTTGTTGCAGCTCCGCAAAGGAGAGTTTACTTAAATCAATTTTCATTGTGAGGCGCCTCCATATAACTCCTTTCAATTAATGTCCTATAGTAAATAATTCTCTCAAATACCTCCCCAAGGCTATTCGCCTGTCCGCAATAATCATCAATACCATCAGGTCCATCATACAATACCCATTCATAAGAATCGGTTTCAGATCTGTACTCAATTTTAATGTTCATTTTAATTCTGGCCAAGTATGGCCCAAAAGGTCAATTGAAAGCCCAACTTTCCAAAAATAACAGAAGAAGCTAAGAATTTGATTTCCACCCATGCTTATCTGCCAATAGGGCCAGAGCGCGGGTTTAGTATCATAGCCAAAAGAAATTTGAATTAGAGTTCCCCAAGAAGTATGTAAAAATCCGAAAGAGTAATCGTCGGCCTTATTAAAGGTGAATAGTTTAATCACTGTAAAAGGTCCTCAAGATCATCAAAGAAATTTTCATCCAATGGAACACAGTCGTCCAGATTAATGTTTGCGGTCATTTCCATTAAATCCTCTAAAAATTCTTTAGGATAGGTGTCATCGTCATTCAAATCGTACCAGAAGGTTAAATAGCATTCTTCAAAAGGGTTATCCTCATCCTGAAGAGCATAATTCTTTTGATTTTCAGGAAACCATACAAGATCCATCCAGGTATGAAAATTATTATAAATGGATGTCCATCCGGTCTTCCGACAATGTTCAATCCAATAATTCCACCAATTTAGTTTGGTCTTGTCTGTTGCTAAAATAGGTCTTGAGAATGTCATAATGTTGGATGTTGTAGGTAGAACTCGTAGGCTCTTACAGTTTGAATGATTTCTCTTGTTGAATTTGGGTTTCTTTCAACCCAATAGCGAACATTCCAATCCTTATCTCGGGCAAGGAGTGTTAGAGTTTCTAGTGGAGTGTTAAGATTTTCTGCAACATAACAGCGAACAACAACATTCTCATCTCTGGCAAGAATTGATAGGATTTCTGGAGGTGTGTTGGGGTTTTGTGCAACTCTACAGCGAACATTCCAAACCTTATCTCGGGCAAGAATTGTTAGAGCTTCTAGTGAAGAAGTCATAATGTTGGATGCTCCTTATAAAACTCATAGGCTCTTACAGTTTGAATGATTTCTCGGGTTGCGTTTGGGTTGTTTGCAACATTCCAGCGAACCCACAAATCTTCATCTTGGGCAAGAATTGTTAGAGTTTCTGGTGGTGTGTTGGAGTTTTGTGCAACACCACAGCGAACATTCTCATTCTCATCTTGGGCAAGAATTGTTAGGATTTCTGGTGGTGTGTTGGGGTTGTATGCAACACCGCTGCGAACATCCCCATCCTCATCTCGGGCAAGAATTGTTAGGATTTCTGGTGGTGTGTTGGGGTTGCGTGCAACTCCACAGCGAACACCCCCATCCTTATCTCGGGCAAGAAGTGTTAGGATTTCGGGTGGTGTGTTGGGATTTCGGGCAACAGTCCAGCGAACAATAAAGCACTCATCTTGAGCAAGAATTGTTAGGTTTTCTGGGGGTGCCATAATCAATAAATGTAAATTGCATCAGTATCTCCATCTTTGTCGACTTCATGTGGCGCCAAGTCATTATCATAGAGGTTGACATTGAGTTCTAACTTCACCATTTCAACATCCAAATTAGTAGTACAACCACCCCCATAGCCCCGAATTACTATCATAATATCATCGGGATATTCGCTCAAGGCTTCAATCAATTCGGCTTTTGTCATTTGGGTAATCAATGAATGTAAATTGCATCAGTGTATCCTTTATCATCCCTGTAGTAATCATATTCCACTAAAAGGTTTCCATTTACTATAAAGTGGGTACTATTACTATTCAATTTAACTTCTTCGACACAAACATCACCATCATAGTCTCTTACAACTATTTTAATATCATCTGGAAATGGGCTCAAGGCTTCAATCAATTCTGCTTTTGTCATTTTGTATTACCATACTCAGATAGGAGTTTAGTGGCGAAGTCAATTATATTGGAACTAATGTTAGTGTCTTCGAGGAAAGGTGAGGCGTAACCATCATAACCCATATGATAACATAGCTCGGTTGATTCGGCCAGCTCCAGGATCTGCTTTTCAGATGGCATAGCTTTAACTGGGATAGTGTACTGCTCAGACACCGCAACTTTTCTATCTTCGGTGAGGTACAGCTTCCGGTCTGCAAGCAACTGTAGAGTTACCCTACCAGCATCTAGGGGTAGCTCCGTGTCGGCAAAGTAGTCCGTGAGTTCTTGAATATATACTGGTTGAGATTTTCCTTTTAGGAACTCTATAACTGCGACAGATACCGTGTTAAAGTCTTCCTGAGTGGTTTTCCTAGGCTCGGCAACAAATTTGGATTTCATGGAGTGGTAGTTTAACCGTGTAGTATTATGGAACAATTTCTGCATAATGGGAAAATGAGTGGACAGTTTACTGACCGGCAATCTGTTCAGATAATCTCTTAAGTTTAGCCTCAGTCCTGGCTTTTACTTTTCATAAACTTTCTATCCGTTGTGAATGTTCTGCGTCCGTTTCAATTCGCTCGTAGTATAGAGAAGTTCCGAGTCCTGATGGTCCACCATATCCTATGCCGATGTATTTAATTCCATCTGGATCGGGTTTATCGGTAATGGGATCTCTTGGCGTTTGAGACCATTCCTTTAGCTGTTGAAGTCTTTTGATTATTTCGTCAAAGGTTCCTTCTAGATTATCAATTTCAAGACCATACTCTATCTTTGTTAACATAGTAGTTTTTATAAGGCTTTCTTATTATGAACCAATTTCTGCATAATGGGGAAATGAGTGGACAGTTTTTTAACTGGGCAACTCCTTGGAGCTAGTAATTTTAAATTCATGTATTGGATAAGTATCTAAGAATACATCGGGGAATGAACTACAAAACCCATCAATATCATCTAAATCGGATTCTTCTTGAATAGCAAAGAACTCAACCGTAAAGGTAATTTCATACCTACGAGTCTTCTTTGATTCTATCGCTGCAATTTCACGTTTTAGTTGGCGTAATTCAGCACCACTAAGAGTTGATATGTCAATCATTTTATTTTTTATGAGGCTTTTTTATTATGGACCAATTTTCAGATTAATGGAAAAATGGTGGACGGTTTTTTCTTTGGCCCCTTTGGGGAAATTTTTTTGGCGGGAAAATTTTTAATGGATGAGGGGTGTCTTAAAACATATGGGACCCATTGACTTTTTATTTAAAACGCACTTGGGGGAATGGGGGCGGTTCTTATCGCTAGGCCCAGAGGCCAGGCCCCAATGGACGGCTAGGCTACTGTCCCCAGTACGGGCATACTATAGTACAACTGTCCTATAAACCTTAAATATAACCAACTGCTCCAACTCTTAAACATAAGAAAAGGCCCCCGATTGGAGGCCATTAACTATACTAAACGGCGTCTTCTTAATTCATCGCCGAATGTACTGGCCTGGTCCGAATAATAACCCTCTCTTACGGGATTCCATCCCCTCATTGCTTGCTCAGCCTTGCGACAATCTTGTGCCGCAAACAGTAATTGCTCATCGGTCATTTTCGATGCTTGTTCACTCCAACGGGCGAAGTCTTCGGCAGTAGCATAACCTTGTGTTGCTGAGAGGTAGGCCATCTTAATGGGGGAGGATTGGGGTTGGAAGTGTAAGAAAAGGCCCCCATCTTAGAGGGCCCCTTAAGTATAATCAGATCAGGGAAAGAATCTCCGTCCCTCGCATATTCTTTATGACACGTTTCCGACGGCTAGAATCACGCCAACCGTCCGATGTAAAATATAGATAATCCCGGTGTTGGGAACAAACTACACTATCTGAAGAATAATTCCATCCACCTACAACATTCCAGTCTGAAGTAAAGTTACCGCTGATAGCATTCTGGATGGCGGTCTGGATCTCAGTTTGGCTGAACATCGGTCTGGTTTGCTTTGGGACCATCATATCCTACACCACCTAGGACCGGTTTAGGATGATTGATTCATTAGGATTGCTTATGTGCGTATAAGCATAATTAAAGGCCCCCAATAAGGAGGCCATTAAGTTTAACTCACATATGTTGAATTTCAATATCAAGAGCTAAGGTAGAATTGGGCTGCTTAAGTCTAATAATATCACCCATATCTTCACGCCGGCAAACTACACCAGTCCAACCCATAATTGACTTTGAGAGTCTAACAATTTGTATATCAGTTAGACAATCTGTTCTGATAATCTCCTGCCTGTTATAACAGTCGTTAACACTGTTATCAATAAGGCCGACTTTTTCAACTATAATCTTAATCATGGCCGGGGTGTTGCTTTGGGACCTTCATATCCTACATCATCGGATGCCCTACAACCGACCAACCATTGATGATCTTATCTTATGTGTCCGATAAGCAACGCTAATGTTCCAAACTGCTCCAACCATGCTAGGATAGTTTCAAGAACAAAATAAGAGCGAACGACTCGCGTTTATAGAAAATGCCACGCTAATCCTGCTCTTAACTAATAATATAAAGATATAAGAAAAGGCCCCCCCCCCCCAATAAGGGGGCAATTAACTATGCAAGATCGCTCACAACTTCTGTACCATCCAGATAATGTGGCACACCGGTAATATAGTCAACTGGTTCAAAGTTTCCAACTACATCCCACGTCTCAGTGGTGAGATAATTCTTTAGGGCAAACTCCGCAAACTTCTTTGCACCTTCATTAGTCTTAAACTCACCAAAACAATAATTTAATTCATAACTACTGGAATGGACAGACGGAGTTTGTATAATTTTAGCAAATAGTAGCCCCAATTCTCTACCCTCACCCACTGTAAAGGATACCTCATAAACATAATCATCGTGAAAGGATGTTTTGATTATATCTGAGTAAATGCCGCCTACAGTCTGTTCATAATTGCCTAGCAGATTCCAGGCCAAAGTAACCACACTAGCTCTATATTCTGGTTTTAGAACGGTGAGATCCTGATTCAGATTGGCCATTTGATCGGGGTTGCTTTGGGACTCTTTAAGAATAAACCGGTTTGGCCAGTCTGTCAAGCCTTGACCGATAAGCGTTTCTTATCACTTAATAAGCATAAGAAAAGGCCCCCGAAGGAGCCTCTTAAAATACTAATTTATTCACCAAACCTTCTAGGATTTCTTTCTACAATATCGCCCCAACAGGATATAAAGATTCTTCCTGAACTGTGATCATAACATAGCGTTGGAATATATGTGTCGCCCATGTTTATATAAGTGATACCTTTACTTTCAAGAAAATCATCTTGTTTTGATTGAATATATTCTTTGCCATGTGCTCTTAGAAAGTTATTAACCTTACTCAACATCCTCCCTGGGGAATAACTTTCCTTCTCCATTATTTTTCTGATAGCTATTGCATCTTCTCTGCAATCTGCTAAAGATTCTTCAATGGTCTTGACAGATGGGAGGCGAACCATGGAAGGGGTTGCTTTGGGACCTTTTAAGAATATACTGGTTTGGCTGGTTTGTCAAGCCTTGACCGATAAGCGTTTCTTATCACCTAATAAGCATAAGAAAAGGCCCCCCGAAGGAGCCTATAAGATTAGAAAGCTAGTATGGAGATACGTTGTATTTCGTTATGCTTTGCTGGATTAAAGTCCAGGAAGTCAGTATCATGGAAATGATAAGTTTCCCCACAAACTTTAATCCATGTTGATTGACAGTTACTGTAACAAGTGTTGTAAACACGGCGCCATTGATCGCCAACTCTACCCCTTACCATAAAATTGGTGGGTATTTTGCTACCATATCCTGTTACAGACCGCCCGGATTTAGGCGCAGAAACTACTTTAACGTCAATTGTTGACGTTAATTCAGAGATGTATTTAATGGTGACCATGGAAGGGGCTGCTTTGGGACTCTTTAAGAATATACTGGTTTGGCTGGTATGTCAAGCCATGACCCATAAGTGTTGCTAATGGTCCGAAGGCTTGACATACTACTAAGAATGGCCCATAATAAAGAAAATGAGACAGCGGGCGAACCGCATTTATAGAAAATGCCACGCTAATCCTGCTTGTTAATAAAAATATACAAAAAAAAAAGAAGAGAACCGAATCCCTTCTTATATCTTTATATCAGTGCTTAGAACTCCAGGCTATAATCTTATTGGCTGCTTCTTCAATTGATTTTGCATTACATTTACGAAACTTTTCTGTTTTTGATCTACTGAATTGTTCAATCTTGCCTGCTCCGATATGAAACATAGCATAACGGGAGTTATGATAAATCCCGTTAATCCATTGTTCCTTTGAATCTAACGAAACCTTGACGATTAGACTGGCTTTCTCTTCTCCACCTAGTGTGGAACTTTCCACATAATAATAAGGAAAGATTCCATTCAATAGATCAACCAATTTGGTCTTATCTTCGGTGGTGGTCATGGTGGTTTGTGGGCTGGTGACTTTTTAAGAATATCAGGCTTGACAGTAGTTGTCAAGCCCCTGAATGATAAGCAGTTCTTATCATTGACAATCTATACCCTAGAAGCCTGGATTTAGATAATTTCCATTACGTGCATCGTAAACAATGATTAGTCTGCAAGCTAAATCTGATAATACTTGCTGACGATTACCAGTAACCCGGCAAAGGTTTTGATTACACCAGTTGCGGGCATCTTGCAGTGTGCGGGCTTGATGTAATGTTTCTTTAGTGTAGAAATTGCGAATAGTAAACATGTTGGCTCGGGGTTGCTTTGGGACTTTTTAAGAATATACCATCTACAAGGGTATGTCAAGCCTTGACTGATAAGCATTGCTGATGGTCCGAAGGCTTGACAAACCAACTTCACTGCTGCTATACTTTAAGAAAGAAAATAAGCGAACGACTCGCGTTTATAAAAAAGGCCACGCTAATCCTGCTCTTAAATAAAAATATAAGAATATAAGAAAAAGCCTCCAATTAAGGAGGCATAAGAATATGTTTATCAATCAATAATAAATCCTATTTTGTGTACCCCATCAGGAATTTCTCCAAGTATAACTTCATATTTGCGGCCATATTCTGTGCTTACCTCATAAAATGGGATCTCAACTTCTAGTAAATCGTCGGGATCAATACATTCAATTCTAATATCATCTCCAAAATACTTGGCAGTTTCCTCCGGTAAGGAAACCTTCATTTCCTTACAAAATTGTAGCACTTTAATGTGTTTTTGGTGCTCCTGATCTAAAGGTGAGCGAAAACCCTTTACACTGATTGACAATGACATTGTTTTGATTGGTTGGGGACTTTTTAAGAATAACAGGAGTTTAGGCGGTTGTCAATGGTTGATTGATAAGAACTGCTTATCGTTACCAATTCGCTGCAATTTCCTTGGCATTATCGCCAAGGAAACTATAACAAGCATCGGGAACTGGCCTACCCAAAATTTGACAACAACGCACCAATTCATCGCCGTCTGCCTGTATCCTGACCATGCCGTAGCAATTTACATTTAACCATTTCTTGGGGTCTTCGCTGGGAGTGGCTGGAATGTAGGCCATGGCGCCATTCTCATTTTGGGCAATTAACATGGTTGCGGAGATCGGTTGACTTGTTTAGTATAGGGGCAGTTCTGGCTGATACTGGTTGGTGGTGTGCCGGTTGTAGAAGTGTCCTAGAGGCGTCTGGAAGGGTCTGTAAGGTGCCTAGAATACTCTTAACAACATGACACAGCGTAAGAAGCGCCTAAACATAAACGGGCACGCTAATCCTGCTTTTATTAATTATATAAATAATACCAAAAAACCTCCAATAAGGAGGCTATTGTTTATACTGACTGTAAGAACTGTAAAGACTTAACTAAATCTCTTTTTACCCATGTTGGTAGATTATTATACTGATCACTTTCAATAATATCTTCATGGATGATTAGACATCCTTTGATATAACAATTACCTTTCCGACCTTTCATTTCATTTACATTATTTACGGTTATTGCGGCTTGCATATTCCAAAAGAAAGAGGAAACATTGTCAGCCAGTTTCTGGCTTCCACTACCCTTAAGGTTTAGCCTATTAGCTAGTCTCCTGCCCGTCATTGTTGAAAAATGACGTAGAAACGGGATCTGTTCATTGGTGGGGAAGGGGCAGATCATCGGCTTGTCTGGGGCGGTTGACTTGTTTAGTATAGGGCATCCATTGCCGTTCTGTCAAGCCTTATTTTTCCCCAATTCTGGCAGACTGGATGGGACATAATACCTTAAAAGCGAAAATGCAGGAAAAACACAAAATATAATTGCAGGCATCAAAAAAGCCGGGAGAGCTTTTATACCCTCCCCGGCCTGTTATACTCAGTTAAAACATAAGAATTAAAGAACAAATAATAGTAACAGCATCCCAATTCATCCCCGTACTAATTAAACTAACACTAAGAAAAACAAGGTTGATTACACCCATAATAAACCACCAATCTTTTTTGCGTGGTTTATTCAATAGGCGTTTCAATTTGATGTTTTCCTCTCTTAATTCTTTAACACATTCTGGGCACCCCCACTGGTTTTGTGGAATATCTCCATGTGTTGGACATTTAATGTTATTCATATCAATGACCACCGCACAATGCAAGGGTTTTGCTACCGGATGCCTGACGATAAAGACTCGCATTAGCTCCAGCATTAGAGCCAATCACCGCACCATTGCCTGTGGCACCGCCCAGCTTTACCGATCTAAACCTCTTTTTTGCTACCTCAATAGCAGTAATTTCTTTATGCTCATGGTCTCCCCTTTCTTTCTTCATCTCTTCTAAACGTTCCCGAACCTTAAGAACAAATGCCTTATTAAAATTGGGCTTAAATCCCGCCGTATTAAACTCCACACCTTGAAGTTCTGCTAGTAGTTTTTCACCTTGAAGAGCAGCATTACATTCTTTTTGCATAGTCTCTAGTAGAAACTCATAGTATAGTTTAGTCTGAATTTGTTGAGCTTCGGTTCCTATACACTTAAATGTTGAGGTCTTACGGCCAGTAGACTTAGAAGTGTAGACATATCCACAGGCATCATAGAATCTTGCAACCGCACAGAATAGCATAAATTCTGCATCATTCATTCTGCCAGTAGTAAGATAGTCTTCTTCTAAGACTTGAGGCGTGGTAGCATCATCTACTGTAACGCCATATTGTTTACACAATTTATCAATCATTGCAGCAGCCGCTGATGATTCGCCTTCAAATGTAGACGACTCCTGCAAGCGGAGCATTGTGGCGATCTTGTCTAGGATTGCTTGGCGGTCCATTGTGGTTTGGATCGGTTGACTTGTTTAGTATAGGAGCAGTTCTGGCCGATGCTGGCTGGTAGTGTGCCAGTCTTAGAAGTGTCTGGAAGGGACCTAGAAGCGTCTACAATGACCTTAGAATAGTCAAGACACCATAAGACAGCGGACGAACCGCGTTTATACAAACTGGCACGCTAATCCTGCTCTTAAATAAAAATATAAAAATATAAGAAAAGACTCCCGAAGGAGCCTTATTAAATCAATCAACAAGGTTGAAAGTATATCTTATCGGTTGGAGTCATAATTGTTGTAATAACTCCATCATCACTTACTGTAGTCTTTTCTTCTAACCAATAAAATGCAGATTGAAGTATGCCGCCCTCTTTTATTAAGGTTCTTTCTTCATCGGTTAGAGTATTCCATTTGTTTATGAATTTACGACCATCCAGGCCGATTGTGAGTAGTAGAGTATATTTATCAAGCATTGATTGCCATTTAGCGTAAGCATAAGACGTTAATGCCTCTTGCTTATATTTTGGGAGCCTCTTAAAGGCTGGCTCCGCGTATAGAAGATTCAGACCATCTTGAGCTTTGCTCATCACTTGTTTGTAATGAACTGCTGCACTTATGGCTCCATTGATTCTGGCCTGATAGTGTGAATAAACATCGGTGGTGGCCATGGTGGTTTGTGGGGCTTTGGGGACTTTTTAAGAATAACAGGAGCTTGAGAGGTTGTCAAGCCCCTGAACGATAAGCAGTTCTTATCGGTTTACAAAGGGTAGAATCTTATCACGTAGGGCATAAATCTCATTGTCTAATTCTTTGATTCTATTAATTGTGGCTTCAACTTCATCTAGTGTGTATTCTGTATATTCTTCCGGTTCTTTAAGACTGCTAAGATCATCAAAATTAATCCTTGCAATATCGAAATGTTTAGTTGCTCTTTCGGTTCTGTGTTCTGATACTGAATACCTATAAGAAACTTCTGCAGATATACTACAAGAATAAAAGTGAAATATAATAGAACACCCGTAACCAGCTCTGAGAATGTCCATCTCATCACTGATCTTCTTAATAAAAGTTCTATAAGGAGTGGTCTTGATTACCTTCTTACCGATATAGGGTTCTAGAATTGTGTTTATCTTATCGTTAATTTCCCTGGCCAGTTTGTTGACTAAATTGGTGGCTTCAACTTTGGCAGCGAGAGTCATGGTGGTTTGTGGGCTGAGGACTTTTTAAGAATAACAGGGGCCTGAAAGGTTGTCAAGCCCCTGAACGATAAGCAGTTCTTATCACTCAAAAACGATGTCTTCGTCTAAAGAATTAAACCCGGTTAATTCCTTAAAAGAATTTTTAAGATACTTAATGAGTGTGGTTATATTTTTACCCTTAAACTGACCCAGATCAATTATATCATCGCCATATTCAATCTCATCGGGAATCTCTAGAATTTTGATCTTACCGGTTACAATACGAATAGGATAGAAATACCATCTGCTACCCATAAACTCGCTTCGGTGTTGAGCATCTGAAACTGTAGGAAATTCGCCTTCAATTACCTTTTCGCCATCAAGAGCGACGCAGACGAGTTTGTAAGACATTTGTGGGTTGATGGGTGGACTTTTTAAGAATAACAGGGACCTGAAAGGTTGTCAAGCCCCTGAATGATAAGCGCTTCTTAATGAATATATTGAAGAATCATTCCACTTTCAAAGGGTATATTTTCACCATTATAGTTAACGAACCATTCATAATCTTTTTGAAAGATACCCCAACCGAGTGGTTGAAGAATAGCATTTAGCCGGCTCTTAGTGGTCTTTGATTGCCATCCGCCATCAAAGATTCGGAGAGTGCCTCCATAAAACTCGGCAATCTTATTGCCGTGAAGTAGAACTTCAACAATTTCACCTTCACCTTGGGTGATTACGGTAGTGTTACCGCTGATGAAGTTCTGGCCACTTGAGATAGCCTTGTTCATCTTTTGTTCAATGATGCGGGCCATGATTGGATTGCTTTGGGGACTTTTTAAGAATATCAGGGGCCTGAAAGGTTGTCAAGCCCCTGAACGATAAGCAGTTCTTATCAATACCAATTCGCTGCAATTTCCTTGGCATTATCACCAATAAAAGTATAAACACGATTGTCTGGCCGCCGCCTACCTAAAATGGCGCAACAACGCTCCAATTCGTCACCATCTGCTTGTACTTTTACGATGGCTTCATATCCATAATTAACGGCCAGGGCCAAATCGGTGTCTCCAATGTGGCCCTTGCCAATCCATTCCGGATTGCTTAATGATGCAGTGAAGAAAATCATTGAAGAGAAGCGATTGGGTTGTGGACTTTTTAAGAATAACAGGGACCTGAAAGGTTGTCAAGCCCCTGAATGATAAGCAGTTCTTATCCTAAGGTCCCGGTCTTAAATAACGCTTAACCGGGCCCACACATATCTTATCAGGCCAGTTATACTCATCTCCATTAGTGGGAGTAACATGTGTTACAATCACTTCTCTGTCCTCATGGTCACTATAGATGTCGGTTCTAAACCGGTTTGCGGCAGTTTGGCTATACCATCCAGTTAGAGTTGTGGGTAAGGTGGATTTTAGTTTATTCAATTCTTCCTTGGTTTCCTTAAGTTGTTTCAGAATATGATTAAATGCTCGTTTCATATCATCGGATGATACCTCTACTTCCACTAACTTTTCTTCTGTATCAAACATATGACTACATGTATTACAATAATACCGACGCACGGTTGTATCACCCAATGGTGAAAGTTTATGTGTTATTAAACAGTTGGTGGGATTGTAATCGTGACAGATTGGACATTGATTCATGGAAGTTGAGAGCGGTTGACTTCTTAAGAATAGCAGGTTTTTAAGGGCCTGTCAATGGTTGAATGATAAGCAGTTCTTATTAATAGAGGAAGTATAACAGAAGAGCATACTTAGAGGAAACTGCGCACAGTGTTGTATGATATTTAATGGACAATCCATTATGAAGAGATGCCGCCTGTTTATCTGTACGATTACAGCGTATGCCAGACCATCCAAACGCTTTCTTTGCCTTAATTATAACTTGCCTTTCGGTTAAATCTTTAGAATCAAACTCATCGGATCTGTGAATTTGTTCTACTTCACCATTAGGAAGAAGACTAACCTCTTCAACATAAACTTTTTTCATGGAAGTAGTGAGCGGAAGACTTTTTAAGAATATACCATTTTCGGGTTCGCTGTTGTGGTGGTGTGCCAGTCTTAGAAGTGTCCCAGAGGCGTCTGGAAGGGACTGTAAGGTGCCTAGAATACCTTAGACAACCCTACACAGCGTAAGAAGCGCCTAAACATAAACCGGCACGCTAATCCTGGGCTCTTATAAAAATATAATGAATACAAAATAAGACTCCCCCGAATGAGAGAGTCTTATTTTAATGGATTAGGGCATGTTGAGGGCCTCTTATTGATTGGAAACCATCTCGGGCAAGAATTGTTAGAGTTTCTGGTGGAGTGTTGTGAGTGGATTAGAGCATGGTGGGAACCTCTTGTTTGGGGTCTTCTTAAGAATAACAGGGGCTTGAGAGTTTGTCAAGCCCTTAATGATAAGTGTTTCTTATTGGAGAATCATTCCACTTTCAAAGGGAACATCTTTACCATTATCATTTACGAACCATTCAAAGTTCTTTTGAAAGATACCCCAACCACGAGATTGAAGTATAGCATTTAGCCGGCTCTTTGTGGTTTTTGTTTGCCAGCCGCCATCAAAGATCTGGATAAAAGTATCTCCAATTGTTGCAATCTTATTCCCGTGAAGTAGAACTTTAGCCTTCTCTTCAGTGAAGATTACAGTAGTGTTACCACTGGTGAAGTTCTGGCCACTTGAGATAGCCTGATTCATCTTCTGTTCAATGATACGGGTCATGTGTCTGGGGGGTGGTTGACTTTTTAAGAATACCAGGGGCTTGAGAGGAGGACATTTGTTTGTTGTGTAAAGAATAGCAATCAGAATCGGGATCGTGTGGTGATATATGCTTCCCCATCAACGGTTCTTACGCCAACACCGGAAATGCAATCATCACTTGAGCGCCACGCCATTCCACTGGGTGGGGTGACAAGAACAACTTGTTTTCGTTGTTCTGGAGACATATTTAGAATCTCAATCAAAAGATCGTTGTATGTAATCATTGGATTGGTTGAGGACTTTTTAAGAATACCAGGGGCTTGAGAGTTTGTCAAGCCCCGAATGATAAGAACTTCTTATTGGTCAATTATCTATTTCCAAAATGGGCCAAAGTAAACCGCCAATAATTCCAAAAGGAATGGCGAATAGGATAACACCTACGGGGCCAAGATAAAAACCAGCAAGACCACTAATAGTCATAACAAACAGCAGATTGAAGTAATTGATTTTCATGTTGAGGGTTGTTGATTTTTTAAGAATACCCCATTTTATGTGGTGTGGTGAATGTGTGTGCCAGTTCTTAAGGTGTCTCCTGAGAGTAGATGAACTTAACGAATTCTCCTACACTCTGCTTCTTATCGTCATACAAAAGATCAGTTCTTAATGTGACGGGCGATTGAACATAAATCTCAATATAGTGTTCGCTTAAGTAAGTTAACAAAAAATAACCGTAACTAATATTTCGTGAATCATGGCAGTATGAGCTATTGGCCTCTGCAAAGAACCTATCGGGACAGAATGACATTTGTTTTGGTGTTGTGGAAGAATCAATTAACAGTGTAGCCAATATAACCGTATGCTACTGCAATACCAGCAGCAACGGGAACCTTTAATGCCCGACATTTACAAGCCTGCCATAAAGGTTTTAATTTGGGTTCATACATTAACACATGCCAATCTACTGCATCCGATAATGTCGGTAGACCGTCTAAATCCATTTCAAGACTATGACGTTTTACGAATCTTAGTGCAGATTCGTTTAGTCTCTCCTTATCGGATTTGGTGAATGAACGAATAATAGAAAGGGACATCGGTGGGATCGGTTGACCTTCTTATTGTAGTGGTGGATGTGGAGTCTGTCGGGTGGGCGTGTGCCAGTTGTTGAGGTGGTTAGCTATATTTTGATATTTTCGTGCGTTTTTATTTGTGTTTATGGTGTTTGTGTTCTTACGGGCCAAGTCCCTTAAGACGGGGCACATAATAAGACCTTAATATGCTCAATATACTTAATAAGACCTTCCATTACTCAATATGCTTAATATGCTCAATATACTTAATAAGACCATTCCTTTATGCTTTCATACGCATATCCATTCAATAAGACCTTAAGACTTATTCCTTTATGCTTTTAGACACATATTTGTTTAAAATGATTAAAATACGTTTTTTTAATACTCATAGAGATTTTTTGAATAGTTTAATGGGACCATCTTCGCTCCAATGGGGATTTGAAACAAATAACATATCATCAGTATAACTGGTTATATCTCCAACGAATGCGGTAAACTTATCTGGAGCAATACCACTGGGAGCAGTAACAAAACCAATATCTCTTAATTCTTCAATCTTATAACAATATTCTTCGGGATCTTTAAGTTCTTTATTAAGTTTCATAAAATCTTTCTTTGTCATTACTACTTCTTCAAAGGAAGTAATCTTTCTAACAACATTCATCCTCGTTTAATAAAAATACATTACAAGATAATGTATTTTTTAGTTCATAAAGTTCTTGCCTAACTTTTTCAAGTTCTTTTTCTTTGTTGCGGATTTCATCTGGAATTGTGGTCATTTGTTTTGGGCTGAGTGTCTTTTTAAGAATAACAGGTTTTTGGCTGTTGAGTGGTGTTACTGTGCCAGTTGTTCAGGTGTCCTCTGAGGATATATTATCTTCCAAGGGGAAACGTATCACTATTCCCAAACTCCTTTATGGTGAATATAACAAAACTTTGGTCCTGTTTTTAATGATGCAAACATTCCTTGGTCATCATCAGCCATTGCAACAATTTCCACAAAGGAATCGCCAGCATTTCGTTTTTCGGATGCAGTTGTATTTGGAAAATCACAATACTCGTTTTCCCAATATTGACAAGATTCACAGTATCTCTCTGCCGGAGGAACATACTCTTCAATTTTTACAATATCCTGTGGGCATTTCTTATTACTAATCCATTTACCGTCTGGTTCGTAATCTATGTCGTTTATTGTATAAGGATACTCTCCAAATTTATTATATTGTACCGGCCCGACTAATGTTGAACTATTGCGGGTTGTGGCGGTTACAACCTTATTAACATAGTCTGCAAGATTGATGGTCATTGACTTTGGTGTTTGGGTGACTTTTGTATTCTAGAGGAAGAGTTGTCCTCTGTAAGGTGCTAGTGTGCCAGTTGTTGAAGTGGCCACTAACGTTTCAATAAAAATGGACTAACACCTAACCAGTCGGTTCTTTGTGTATATCTGGAATGGCGAAAACACAACCTCCGGCAAAATTCGTTGAAAAAGTGAATATTATTTGTTTTCATTGATTCATTAAAAATTGAGATAAAGGACTCGGAATCTGGACGAATTACTGCATTAATGTAACGTGGGTAATCACTCATTATCATAATTGCCAAATCGTTCTTATTAACCGTCCAGGGATGTTCCTTAAGGTACACCAAAAGCCGTTCTAGTTCGTAAACCTCATCATCAAAACTCGGACTAATTCCATCAAAATTAAAACATATTGGTGCTGCTATGGGTGTGCCAAAATTATCAAAAATCATTCCACATGAATGTTTCCATATTACACTTTTCTCGTTCAACTCTGCCGAACAATTAAGATCAATACCTCCATGACGAATGGCATAACCAACCGATTTGGTTTCTATGAGCTTATAGAAAATGCTATCAATTAAAACTGGCTCGCAATGCCTTAAAGGGGCTTTTGTTTTATTTGTGAAGTTCGGAATCAGCTTAATTCTCTTTTTTTCGCTAACAATGCCATCTACATTCTTTAAGATAGTTTCTATATTGACCGTGACAATATTGGGAATGGCCCCGTTCAATTGATAAGAATCAATAGTAGTTGTAGTCTTGCAAAAAGATTCTAATGTGGTTGTTGATGTTGGAAGTAGTTCGGGTGGAGCATATGATTCAACATTGTTGCCAAAATAAACTTCACGTCTAATTTCATTCCTTAAGACCTTATACAAATCCTTAAGCTCTTCAACAAAGGAAGAATCTTGAATAAGTGGATTATTTGCATCAATGTATTTCTTATCGATTAAAGATCCAGGAATTGCAGTATAAAATTCATAAGAACCAGACCAGTCTATATCAATGATCTTATCGGTTGCCATATCAATAAACCACAGGCACGGATAAGAAACATAAGATACATTATACTTTTTACAGAACGGTTCAATATACGCATTCCTAAATTTTCT